AGCGGCTTTCTGAGCAACACCAGTAGCATCGAAGAGACGATGGGTCAGGCGGCATCAGAGGGCCTTGAGAGCCTCGGTATGGACCCTGAGACGGCGGCGTTCTGGGGCCCGATTGCGGCCATTGCTCCGCAGTTCATTCCGCTAGTCGGCGCAGGGGTGGGTGTAGACAACACCGTCCGGGCGCTGAACGAAGGTAATTACGGTGAGGCCGCGCTCGAGGCTGGCCTGACAGTGCTGGGTGAGGTTCCGATATTTGGGGACTTGGCGGCGAAGGGAATTAAGGCCGCAATAGGCAGGGGCGGCGATGCCGCTGAAGAGTTGCCGAATGGCGTACTCGGATTAACTGGCGAGAAGGTGACGACCCGGACTGCCGGGGAGCAGATTCCAACTCCGGCATACGACCCAGTAAACCCGAAGGGTTACTCAGAGAATCCCCTGATGGCTGACGTTGACCCTAACGGGCCACGTCCTGACAACATCTCATCTGGCACATACAGGAGAAGGGTGGAGGCGCTCGATGACCCGGTCATTGCGGCACGGGAAGAGGCTAGGCTTGCTGGCGGTAACGCGACCGCCGTGGATAACCTCGAGGCAGAGCTTCTCTCATACGAGGACCTTGCCCGGGAGAACACTCCGCTGATCTGGTTGCCCGCAGACGGCACGATGGTGGCGGAAGTGAATCAGGTGGGTGGCCGAGTCATTGACCCCGTTATGTCTAACGGTGGGCCGCTACACTCTGACAAGTTCGGCTCGTGGATGAGCATGGACACCGCCGCGGCTACGAAGCAGGGCCACGCGCAGGGCGTACTTGCACAGACCGGCGAGTCGCCTATGTACATTCATATGAACATGGGCAACCAAGGCTCGAACTTCTCGCACATGCCGTCCGAGATATGGACCAACTACGTCGATCGGTATCCGATGCACGGCGAGGGTTGGGATGCGCTGAACGCGAGGATGAGCAAATTGCCTGACGTGAGAGACACGGCTGGCGTGAGTGCTGATTGGGTTGAAGCGGGGATAGATTCGCCTGAAGGGCTGAGAGGGTTCCTGCTACCTCACTACGGCGCTACGCCGGGAGCGAGTACGCTGGGCAACCGTAGGAAGATATTCATGGACACGGTCGCCAGTGCTGGCGTACAGGATGCTGGCGGTCCGATCGTGAACGACATTTACAGCTCGTTGATCGAACCCGGCCTGCTAGGACAGCAGGGCATGGCGGGATACAGAGGTATGCGCTCTGTGGATGCAGACCCGGGTGGGTTGCTGACAGACACGGTTCGTCATCCGTCGTACAACACGGTGATCCCGGGTGCTGGGACGTACACATTCAAAGAGGGCATTGTGCCACCAGATGTGATGTTCCCTGATGCGTTCAACGCACCATGGCGGGCTGATAAGACCCCAGCTCAGAGGTACAGATCAGTGCAGGTGAATGGCAGTGAGTATCAGATAGCCGACCAGCAATGGCTGGACGGCATCATGAGTTATCTCGAGTCAGTGAATCGATAAACGCCTTTGCGTCCTCGAGGGTCTCAAAGCCCTCGGAGCCTCCCTTGGGAAGCCACACGGCGTAGTAGTCGAATTGCTCGACGTAGACGATCTCGTGTTGCTTATACATAACGCTCTCCATAACTGTTCCCTAATTTGTTCCTGTGAGACGGGGCGAAACCGGTGAATATAGCGCCATCCTTGGCTTGTAGCGAGATGACCTAGCTGATTTGTAATCAGCCGGTCGGGGGTTCGATTCCTCTCGCCAGCTCCATATTCTAACCCGATTCCGCCCCGAAAGGGGCGGTTTTCGTTAGGGAACAAACCCAGAATACTGCCTAGTTTCTAAGCCGTTTCTGTTTTGAGTTCCCTAGCATGTTGCGGGTATCTCAGGCAGGTCCCTGACATATGTCGCCCGCATGGCAGGTGACCTATGGCCCGAGTGGTGCGTGGGGTGATCTGTACATCCAGCCGCCTTAAAATCATGGAAGGTAAAGGGCTCGATACCGTCCGCGATCATTTTCTTTTTGAGCCTAGCCCATGCAGAGCTGAAGCCGTGCTCGGTGTACTGGTGGCAGATGTGCGTACCACCCCGTACAGGCTCCAGAGCGGCCCGTAGGCGGTCGCTAATGATAGTCATCTCACCCTCGGACCCCTTGGTCCTGATGAGCCTCACATGGCTCTCTGACACGTCCTCGACGGTCAGCGCCAGTACCTCACCGAGACGGGCCCGTAGCAGGTAGGCCAGCTCGCACATTTGGTATATCGGCGCGGGCGCATTCCTTTGCACCCAAATCATCTCATCCTGAGAAATCAGTCTCTTCCGGGGAGCCTCCCGATTAAGGCTGACGCCGATAGCTGGGTTGTCTGGTATGGAATACCGCTGAATTGCCCAATTCCAAGCCGCCTTGAGTACCGCTACCTGACGGTTCGCGGCCACGGGGCTCGGATAGGTGTCTAGATAGCTCCGTATCGAACGCTTATCGATGAGATGAAGCGCGATACTGCCGAAAACGGCGTTGCCCACAGGGGCATTCAGGAGCTTCTCGAGGGCCTTGGAGTACTCCCTCTGTGACTTGGGCGAGAGCGTTTTGAACTTGTCGCTGGCCCTGTACTTCGAGACCAGCCAGTTCAGCGTATGAGTACCGTCACCGACGGCCTCCTCGTATGCCCTCCAGACCTCGCTCATGGGTGCGTCTGCCGGGGCTATTATCTGGGTCTTACCCCACTTTATCTTCCCGTTGACGCGACCCTCGTAGCGTTTGAGTTTGTACCCGTACTTATCAACCGAACAGTACGGGGGTAGCTTTCCTTTCTGCTGGCTTGCCATCGAGGTCCTCGGATAAGAAATCGCTGGTGGTGCGGGGCTTTCCGTCTCCGCCCACGACGTATCTTATGCGATTGTTCCCTAACCACTCAATCACCTTGGACGCCTGCTTGAAGCCAGACAGCTCCGCTAACGCCTCAAAGCTGACTACAGACACGACTCAGCTCCACAAGGCTATAGATCATTACGAAGCCGATGGTCGTGCCCAGCGCGTAGATACCGTAGGTATTTAGTGGACGCCAAATTTGTTTCTTACTCATTCATTTCTCCATAAAAAAGATTGAGAACCCATCGTCATAGCCGCAGATGCGGTTGATGATGTACCCGTTGTTTGTGATTTGCTGGGAGGACCCGGAATAGGTCCTGCAGTTGTGTTCACCTCTTGCTTGTGCGCTCCACGCCTGCCCGGGAGTCACTACCCTGATGCCTCCCTTGTAGGCGTAGGCATAGGGGTTGTCAGTGCCGATGTAACTGGCACACTCTTCATTGATGCAGACTTGATACCGCCCCGGAACGCCGCCCTCGGTGAGGGCGACGATCAGGGCAATCTCGGCGGGGGTCACTAGTCGTGCCGATTAGAACGGTAAGTCGTTGTCGGACGCAGGTGCGGCCACGGGGGCGGCTTGTGCAGGCTTCGCTTGATCGTCTACATCAAAAACCTGAACCCAGCCGTCGAACTCACCAACAGGTAGGCAGTCGAACTTGATCTTCGTCTTGCTACCGTCGCTGAGAATGTGGCCGATGTTCAGCCAGCTTGTCTTTTCAGCACCGTCCTTGGTGTAAGTGCCGTTAGGTACTACTAATCGCTTAATGCGCTTCATGCATTGCTCCTTGCTTGCTTAACGAAGTCCAACTGCTCGGGACTAAGCCGACCAGCCACTGCCTTTCTCTCGTAGGTGGAGAGCTCACCGATCACCTCCTCGAGCAACACGCTGTCGTCAGACTCGTGCGCCGAAGCGATGCTTTCTGCTACTGAGTTCAGGAAGTCATTGGCCTGCTTTAGCGTGGCCCGGTGAGCATTCTTGAAGTCAGTCTTTGCCCCCATTGGGGCGCTGTTGAACAGCTCGATCTGTTCCTTCTCAGATAGCGAGCTGATGAACTCGTGCAGGCCCATGCTGTCCTCGCTGTCGATGAAGGCTTTTGCCTTCTCATACTGCGTGGCCTCTACGACGTGCTTCACCTTGCCCAGATATAAGGACAGCCCACATCCGTGCATCGCTATCGCTTTGGTCAAGCACCGCATGTTCGCATCCGACACGTCTCTGCTTGAGGGGTTGATGATGCTTTTGTTGCGGTTGTCCATAACAGGGAGGCGCATGACATGGGTCAGTCCCTCCACGGTTACCCCGACCTCGACCATCACGCTTCCGTCCTCGAACGTCTGCGTCTCGCCAAAGTAGTAGGTACTGTCCGGGTACTCCTCGCACAACTTCGTCCAAGCTACCGACCAGCTCAGAAAGTCGAGTTGACCTTTTCGCTCGATGCCCTCGCTAACGTCCTTGCGACTTAGCTTGATAAAGCGGTTTTCTTTATCCATCCATGCCTCCTTGCACTTCCTCGAATATGAGCTTCTCGAGATACCAACGCGCTTTGCGGAGGTCCTCGACAGCCTGTCCCTTGAATCGATGGCGGTGTAGATACTTGTGGACATTGCCCAGCAAGTAGTCCTTCACGCCGACACCGAGTTGTTGCGCTATGTAGTCGATCGCCTCGACTTCCCCGACACGGTAGTGCTGGGGCTTGTTGACTGCGTCCGGGGAATCAAGAGATGCCGATGCCCGGTCCCACTGAGATGGCGTTGCGTCATTGAGGCTCATACGATCATCTCCACTTGCTCCTCATCGACATGAACGATGTCGAATGCTTCGAGGTCAATATCGAGTGACTCATCGTCACCCTCTATCAGGAAGTCATCGCAGTGAAACGTCACCACCGCCATGTAGGGGAAGGCTTCGTCGTCGGTCTCGACGGCGTCGCAGTAGCCCGCGTCCATGGCGCTCTGAATGCTTTTGAAGAACAGCGTTGCGTTGTATCTATTCACTAGGAATTGCCTCCATTCTTTCCTCGGCTTTCGCCATGACCTTGTGCGATTCGTCCATCAACTTCTGCCACGCGCTCATGAACTTGTAGCAGTTGATATCGTGGTCATCGCACAGCTCCTGAATGCGGGCCATGGGAATCTCTTCGACCAGCCACAAGTGGTCAGCAAGCTCGCGCAGGTCGATCATGTCCAAGTCACTCGCCCATTCACTTGCCATACTTGCGCTCCAAATAATTCAGAGACACAGGCATCTCATCGAAGGCGCCTGAGCCATCGCATTCATTGAGAACCCACACGCCTGCCCAACTGGTTGACGTGCCCTCCGAAGCGGCCAAGTACGTTTCGACGTGCTTGTAGCAAATCCCTGCGAACAGTCCCGTGATCCGGGTCCCGTCTGCTTTCTTTGCATAGGCGATTTGACGATCTTGAACATGGCCCATGACGGTGCTCATGTGTTTCTTGTTGAGCATTGCCTGAGCGGATGACACCGGGCGCCCCATGATTCCACTTGTGAAGAAGTGGGCGAATGCGATGCCCTCTAGCACAAAAGGATCGAGGTAGTCGTGGACGTGGAAACCGTGCTCCTTCAGATTGAAGTCGTCGTATGACATTAGGCACTCGAGTTCCGCGCTGGACTCTACAGCTCGCTCGATACGGTGCTCGTGATTACCGATGGCGAAATGCAAGTTGTCGAGAATGTCCCACCTCTTCCGCTTGCCTTTCTTGCGGCGGGCTACCTCTTTGTGGATCGGCGCCATGAGAATATCCATGGCCTCGTTCCCGGCGGCTATGTCCTTTGTATAGCGTCTGCCCTCAAACGACTTCTTTCCTTTGTCGTAACTACTGAGGCTGGGCATGTCCCAGTGATCACCGATGTGGACCAAGTGATCGACCTCGAGGTCGCAGGCATACTTACCGACATACTCGAGATACGAGTGGTCGTTGCCCGGCTTACATTGGGTGTCAGGGATTACTAATATCCTTCGGCCTCGAGACGTAGCTGTAGACTTCATAGTCGGCCTCCTTGCCTTTCTCGTGTTTGATGATTTCTTCGTCGAGCCTTCGGGACTCGGCGAGGTAGTGGGTGCTGATTGCCGCTGTGTTTTGCCTTGCGTATTGGGCTCGGCTTTTGCACTCGGACCTTTGAAGAAGCGCGTTAAGCGCCGAATCGGTCCTGTCGGCTCCGTAGATTGATCCATGAACGTCTCTCCATAAGTTCACATGAGCAACCGGGTGTGACTCGACATATCCGTGGCAGTAACTGCAGAGCGACAGACAGTTCTGCGGGTCATAGCGGACCGCGTAACTAACTTGCCTGCCGATGAAGTGACTGCACTGGAGTCCTTGTCGGTTGCGTTCGCTGTAGTCCTTGCCGCATCGCTGGCAGTGCCATGGCTTCCAGACACCATCAACGGTTGACGCCTTGCGTATGCAATCCGATAGGTGTTTGTCTGCCTGTGTTCGGCGAATGCGGCCCGAAAAGGCCACTAGTGAACTAGCCGCAGATGTGGCTTGCGGTCGGGCGTGAACGTGGGGTCGATCTCTAGCGGGTGAACCCACAAAAGCCTCATCCCTTCTGTCTCAAACTCGATGTACTCGACAGCTTGATCCTCGGACATTCCTTCCGAGAGTAGCTTGTCCAGCACCATCTGAGATGAGTACACCGGGACGGGGCTTCCTTCGTCGTCGTAAACGGCGCCCAGAAGCGCGTCGATGTAATCTTCCAACAGCTCTACCTCCATGTAATCGTCATCCATGTTTAGTCTCCTTGGCCCTCGAAGCTGGCCGCTTGTCGCATGTAACAACCTTCCTCGATAGCCACTTGATCCTGAATGCCGTAGCCCTGACCCAGACCGCCCATGTGATTCCACGGGGTGTAGTCCATTTCGTACTTCAGCATCCACTTGTAGCAGGCGGGAACGAACCGCCGGGGCGGGATAACCTCGATCACTCCACCGCGATCCAGATACTCCTGCGTGAGACGTTCGATCTCCTCCCTTTCCTTTTGCTTGTCCATAGCGTTACCTCTTGCCCAATTGCTGGGCTGTTTTGCAGTGATCCATCAC